TATGGCTTCTATAAAACTATCAGCATATGCTCCGCCAACTGTGGTATCTACTGACATTAATCCTTCTCGTTGTCAGAGGTTATCTTAAACCTCGGATCATCAGTGTTATATTTCTTCAAAGTTCTCAAAAACTTTGCGGCTTCTTTATCTACCTCTACTGGTTCATAGTATGGAAACTCAGTCTTTACATCCTTATGCATAAGGAAGTACTTACTTTCCTTGGGTCCAAGATATGTTGCGAATATTTTCATTATACACCTCCCCTGTTTGCCATGTTGTGATTTACAGGTGTGGTCAAAGTCTTTTCATCAGACCACCCCAAAGATAATCTCGTTCTTAGTGTGGAGTTAGACACACCAATGAACTCAGCCCACTCAGCAACGGTTTTTGTCATTCCGTCGAACGTGATAGCGTTGTTAGTTCTAGTATTTCTACAATTTTCTTTTGATAAAGACCAACGCCAATTCCCTGGTTCATAGTTACCATCATTATTTTTACGATCTATCTGATGCTTATCTGACGGTGGGTCACCCACGTCTTTATAAAAATTCTTGAAAGATTCTATCCACTCAGAGCAGATGGTGATACCGCGCCCACCATAATTCTTATAGTTTTTATTCTTCGGATTTAAACATCTATCCTTCATATGCTGCCAGGAACTATATACACGAGTTCTATGCATTCCGTGCTTGGTACTGCGTTCTATGTCTAGTTCTCTTTTAAGACAACCGCATGATCTGGTCTTCTCCGACATTAAAGCACTCTGCTGCACAACTTTTACTGTTCCGCAGTCACAAAGGCAATTCCAGTAATTTACATAATGATTGTCTCTATGTGAAATTCCAGTTACCATCAATCTTCCAAACCTAATACCAGTTAAATCTGACATATTTAATATCTCCTGTGATATTCCCTGATTTGTTTAGATATGGGCAGGTGGTTCAGGAAAGCCACTTTTCGGTTCCGGTAACCTAGCCCATATTCTTAAAAGTCTAATGATTTCTAGTAGATACCGGTAACCTGGACAACGCCATTTTTGTCTTCAATTTGGAGTGCGATTCTCATAGTAAGAACTATGATGATAACACGAGCAGAGATGTCCTTGTCAGTTTCTACCATAATCCTACGCTGAATACCCATAATAAGGTTCTTTGGGTCGCAGAATAATGTGGTACCATCGGGCATAAGCGAGCACGGTCTGATTGTGGTTCCAAAAACCTGAAGTGCATCATTGTAAGTTGCACTAAGTCTAATGTCACCAAGACCAGTCAATCTCTGACCAAGATACTTCGCATAATCAAACTCAAGTCTGTGTGAAGTATATATCTTCATAGCTGACTTAAGGCGCTGATACCTAGTCGGAAGTGTGCTAATACTATACGCAAACACGTTCTCGTCAATTGACGGAGCCGAAGCATAAGCACAAGTATAAGCATCAGCCAGCTTCAAGATTCCGTCCTGAGCCAACCGCATATCAGTAGCCGACCAATGCACATCGGACACCGGTTCGGCATCATGTAAAATGTGATGAGTTTTATCGCCGGTAAGCAGAAGCTCTTCGAGTTCATACGAAACTTTCTGAGTGACTAGTTCCATAACAGTCTGCTCAAACCTTCCGCCCTCGATGTTGTCTTCTAACACGTCGTAAGGAATACGCACTTCAGCTACTAGTTCCTGAGTATCAAGGTCAACGTAGCTAGTCGTAGGCGCAGCATAGTCACCAGATGCCAACGGAGTAATACTTCCGCCGGGCTTGTGTAGCAACGTATCGGACATAACTATCTTGTTAAGACGCATAGAAGGTCCGCTCATTGTTACTGTGCGAATCTCGTTAAGGATCGTAGGCTGGTCAACAATCATTCTAATAAATCTATCAGCCTGTTCCCTGTTAAGTAAACCACCACCAGCTCCACCAGAGCCGATGAGGTCGGTAGTCATGAAGATAGAGCCAGCGGCTCGTTCAACCATGTCTTGTGTGTTCGGTCTTGCCATCTTATAAATTCCTCCTAAAGTTAATTAATTACGCCAATGCAAAAAGACCCTTGAACACATTATCGCTGTCACGGTCTTTTCTTGTAACTGGTTCTTTATCCTCAGTAATTCTACTAATAGACACATCTTCCTCTTCGAACTTGGTGAGTCTCTCTTCAAGTTCCTTAATTTTAGCCTCAAGTATTTCAACACCATCGACCCTAACTTCTACCACTGTATCAACCGCTGCCTTCACTTCCTCCACAGGCGGGGGGGCAAGTTTCTCAGAAAGTTGCTCAACAACCTTCGCCATTGCAGTTTCTAGTCTCTCATCAAGAGCTTTACCGATAGCATCGGGCAGACGTGTTTCCAGCAACTTTGAAAGTTGCTCTGAAGGATCAGTAATAATCTCTTCAGTTCTCTCAATAACTTCTTCCATTTGTATAACCTCTTCAGTTTTTTTTAGCGAGTCCATTGGATTGGATTCAAATCTGAGCGCAATGCCCTCACCAGAATTATCCAGTCCCATACTCACATAGGTACTAAAAGCATCAAGAGCGGACGCAACCGACTTTTTCTTGCTCTTAGAATCCAAGCTACTCATACTAAGTGTGCTAATAACATTAGTCACAAGTGAGTCTAATTCACGTAATATAATGTCACCAAATGTCACAACGAATCCGTTAGAATCTATTCCAACTGTTGAAGCCATAGAATTACCTCTTACGGTTACAGCTTTTGAATCAGACTCTAGTAATTCACCGACTAGTGCGAGCGCCCCACCCTCAAGCCTTTCCATATAGAAAGACCCTTTATTGAAAGCATCCATTGGTCGATGATTAAACTTTTTATAAAAATCAAACTCCTCCACCCTCTGAACTTCCATATCATGTAACCAAACAAGTTTCTCCTTCAGTTCGTCAATGTTGGAAGTAGAAGGGACTAAAACACTTTGAATCACATCATTCATTCCTTTTTCCCCTCTTTTGTTTTTATCTATATTCCTAACAGTCCACTGAGCACGTTCTTCATCTTCTCTGACAATTTTAAAAGGCAATCTGTTACTACCGTGGTCGACAAGCGATACAAACTCAACATCAAAATCTGTAAGGTAGTTTACAAACTTGCTCTCTTCCACAGTGTTCTCGTCAATAACTTTACTCATTTACAACCCCACAACTGCAAGTAAATCTATGACTATGGTCTAATTCTATCTCAGTGGCAGTGGACAGTAATACTTCATGCACATGACGCATAGCTTCTGAAGACCAGGTAGGTATAACCTTACCATCCTCATCGAATACTATATGAATCACGTGTGAATGTTTATCTATACTTTCGGATAAGTTCAGTTCTGTTTCTACATCTAGTTCTGTCGTTCTTGTTAAATCAACATAGGTTTTAGTTTCATCTGAAAAACCAGCTATCGAGTAACCGTTGTATTCGCCTCTTAATACTTTATCCCAAATAGCGTCGCCTACGATTTGTGTTCCGAGAACCCAAGACCCTGTATAAAATTCGTCCGGGTCGTTCTCCCTCGCTATAAATGATTCAATCACGTAACAGCCGGATTCTTTCCAAGAATGTTGCTCATCAATCCGATTCACATATCCCTTTTTCATAAAATCATAGGCGACGCGTTTAATCTCATTAGCGGTCATAGTAGTCCCATGCGAATCAATAAAACCAGGACGATATACTTCACCGAAAACAATACGCTCATAAGTGTCTCGAACAACTAGGCGCTTGTTTTTATCGGGGCTACTACTCATATAATAGCACTACTAAAAAACACGTAATATTGTCAAGGGTAAATGCATTACTCCCTGCGTAAAACTTGACAAATCAGATTGTATGGTTAATTATAATGCACACATCGAGAAGGTGCCCCCAAAATGCAAAGATTTACTGCAAAAGAAACTTGTCAAGATGGTGCCCCAAAACGGGGGCACCCCCTCCTACAATTTAAGGGCAAACATGAAAGCGCTTTCATAATTTCAATCAGAAAATCGTGTACCAATTTTGGACAAGGATGTACCAATTTTGGGCGTTAGACGCGTCTTAATCGTCCAATTTTACAGGAGAAAAAAAAGCTGCAACCTTATAGCGTTCAAGTTAACAAACATACATACTAAGAAAAGGAAATATGTTAAACAAATATAAGATATTTGTTAGAGCACATTTCCTTTTTTTTTTTAAGATTAAGAAGCAGGACTGCATTTCTTCTTCAAAACAAACCCCGGAAGAGCGCGTGGGTAAGGAAATATAGGAGGAGAAGAAGAGGCAGGTAAAGAGAGGAGCGTGGGTGGGTCGCTGCCCCCCATCGCGCGGTATCAAAATATTCATGCTTGCATTTATTTTGAAATCGTGGTATGATATTAGACATTGGAATTTTAGTTTTGGGGAGGCAGTTATGGAAAAGCGAGGTGGGTTATTTAGTCCGGTCGATTATCGAGTCTTGTCTATCATCTCGTATGAGATGTTACTTACAAAACTACAAAAAACCGCTGCATTCATTGCGGCTTGTATGATGGGTAGGGTATTCAGGTGGGGAGGGGTGGCTGGTAAAGTTCAGATGGAGGACATTAGTAACTATTTAGTACAGTTTCACGATATTTCTTCCAGAACTACTATTCATAGATCAATGGACCAAGTTAAAACCTCTAATCTATTTATTTTCTCCTCAGATACAGATTATACAGTTAACCTTCCTGGAATACTATCATATTATTTTTCATATACTATGCTGAAAGGAAGTAAGCTTAACTTCTTTAACAGTTTATGGGGAAAGGTAATTGCTACATATGATGATAAAGCAATTGCTTGCGATATTCCTATATTTGGCGGGGTTAGTAACATGAAACTCGATGAGCTTGTTGAAGACGCTAGGGCTAAAAGTATAGCGAGTAAGAAGCCGACGAAAGGCAACGCGCTTACTGTAACCGGCTTTATAACTGCTATGAAAGCACTTTCATCAAAACACAACCGGAGTTTTAATGCTATTGAGGAGCCAAGAACTTTTAAGAAAGTTAAAAACTATCTTGCCGAATGTATAAAGGAGGAAAGGGACCCAATTGATACTATAGATAACACTATCCCTTATTGGAATGGCATAGTAACCTTTTTAATAGATATCACTGGTTATACCAGTATACAAAGCATAACTTTTGATTTTGAAACATTTTATAATTTTAGAGGATATGTGTATGATTACTTGTCGGTTCGTGAAGGAGGTGAGGGGATACGAGCATCTGAAAGAATTGTAGGAGGTATTTTTCTTAAAAGATTACTAGATGCAGGGAGAAGACCTGTCGCTGGTAAAGATCACCGAATAGAGATTAAAGGTTTAGATTCAATGCTTACTAGCATAGAGGCAGGTGGACCTGTTGTTGTTGGACCTAGCGTAGATTTGCCAGTTACTGAAACTCCTAGTATGTGGTTGAAGAGTGGTAAAACATTAAAAACATTGAAAGAAGAAAGAGCAAAGGAGAAAAGGTAAAATGGAAACTAACTATCCGGTAACACCTTGGGACGATTCTGAATTTTCGGGGAGTCGCGCCAACAAGGATCTAATTTACAGTAAACTATTAGAGAGAGGTTATGACGTAGAAACAGCTTCTATCCAACCCCCAATTCCGATGATGAATGTACTAGCGGACATATTAGCAAAACTAGATGAGCATAAGTGGCTTGTCTTTCTTGCTAACAGTCAGGGTATGTTGGATTCGGTTTGTAATTTCATCCCCATAATATTTGCACTCAACACGAAGAAGTCTGTTGCTAATGTATCTAATAATATGTTAGTTAGACTCTTCAGCGGGGATAGTGGAAATGATTTTCGTGATCCGAATGAGTATTTAAAGGAAATATCTAGGTCTACATTGATAGTGCATACAGATATAGCTGATGGTGATAGTCGCATGACTCATTATAAGGGAAGTATGTCTGCTTTTGTGAAGTATAGAGATAGACCTACCTATAAGTACTTAATGACTAACTTATTCGAGGGGACTATGAATGAAGCTGTAAAAAGTACCTTTTTTTCTACTATTAAGAATACATTAGGCACATCTCTGTTAATCAATATAGAAGAGAAAGCCGAGTATCTATATCACGAGAGTTCGAGAGCACAAACCGCCAAAAAATGGGGTAAAGTGAGGAAAACAGATTGAGTGTAGGGTTAGGCTTTTTACATCAGGTGTTGATAGACCGTCCGTGCTTGGATTTCCTTAATAACTTCGGATTGAAGGTTGAGGATTTCGATGAGCGTGAGCAAGAGGTAATTGAGATTATTAAGAATCACATCTTAATATATTCAGTACTTCCATCAAAGGAGACGGTGGAAGCCGAATGGGGAACTCAGTTCTCAAAGTTCCCTAGAGAACCTATAGATTATTGGACTGATGGTATTATCAGGCGTTCTGCCAATATGCTTATATCTGAATCATTTGATGCCGTAAAAAGGCACATATCTAATAATGATGTGGATGAGGCACAGGCTAGAATAAAGAAACTCTATTTGGAACTGCAGGAGCGCAGGGGCGCACCCCCCGCGGTTAATTTGGCTGACCTTGGTAAACTGGTGTTAGAAGAACATGATAAAGCACAGGTATCTAGGCACGATGCTGTAATCTCGCTTGGTTTTCCGTACTTGGATAAGGTATCCGCGGGCGCGCATCCGGGGGACTTCATAGCTATAGTGGGAAAGCGGTCGGCTGGAAAGACATACATAATGTTGAAGATGGCGAACGCTATTCACGCTGCTGGCAAGGTTCCTATGGTTATTTCTACAGAAATGAGTCCTGTGCAGTACGCGCGGAGAATCCTTGCTTTAAGAAGTGGAATAAAATTTAGTGCCATCCGAACTGGAAGACTTATTCATCACATTGGTAGAAGCATGATAGAGACAGATATCCAGACACTGTTAGAGTGTAAGAACCCATATCTCGTGATGAAAAGTGCCTTGACAACCACCCTCGAAGATGTTATACTCCACGTTAAGGAAAAACGACCGGACTGTGTTTACGTGGACGGCGCGTATCTATTAAGGTCAGAATATTCGAAGCGATTGAACCGATTTGAACAGTACTCACATGGTGCAGATATGTTGAAGCTCTTGGCACAAGACACGGGTATTCCTGTTATTGCGTCCTATCAACTCCGCAGGAAAACAGCGGGGGGATTAGATGATGTTTACATGTCTGATGTGATTGCACAGAATGCTACATTAGTTATAGGCATAAGCGATGTAGAAGAAGAACATAAGAACGAAGCTGGATGGGAATCAGTTAAATACAAGATTATCGAAATCCTGAAAGGTAGAGAAGGAGAAACAGGTAAGATATTGGTGTATTTCGATATGGAACGAACGAAGATAGAAGAAGTGGAGGTACTAAGTGAATCTAGCGGGCGCTAAAGAGTTCCTTAAAGAACTTGGTATTACTAAATTCACCCACAAAGGAAACTGGGTTAATGCCCACTGCCCACTTGCTAAGCATAAGCATGAGAGCGGTAAGGACAGTAGACCGAGTTTCGGGGTGAGTGTTTCAGAAGAAGAAACCTCAGTATGGAAGTGCTTCACTTGTAGTCCTTCACCTAGACCTATGTTTTCGTTAATCCAAGATATATGGAGGGCTACTGGGCATTACCCAAGAGCTGCCTCTCTAGTACTAATGAATGGAGATAATGCAACACACAATGAACCCATTACGTATGAACCGCATGATTCGTGGAAGTCCTACGCGCAAAGACCTACAGATAAACTCCCAGATGATGTGATTGATATATTCCCGCTTCTCTCAAATGATGTGTCTAAACCTATAATGGATTATCTAGTAAATACTAGACGAATAGAACCTGATGTTATTGAATTGATAGGTGTTAGATGCTGGGTCGATGAGAATTTGATTCTATTCCCTTACACCAATAATTTAGGAGAGATTACTTTACTGAAGGCTAGAAGCTATAAAGAAAAGAAGATGTTTAACATAACTCCTGAGTATGTGGGGCAACCTTGGCTACGATTCAGGTCCGCACAAGCTACTGGGTCTTGGTTAGGGCTTCACTTAATTAACTGGCAAGAACCTGTTTATATTGTCGAGGGCGAACTAGACCAGATGCGATTATTATCATTAGGTCGATATAATACCATAGCAGCAGGTACTAGTGGAATATCCCAAGCGCAACTTGATTCACTTCATGGGATAAATTATAGATTAGGATTCGATGCTGATGATAGCGGACGCGCTGGTGCTGCTAAAGTTTACAGGATGTTAAGTAACAAGAACATTGTCAGTGTCTTGGATTGGAGCGTAGCTGGGTGCAAGGACCCAGGAGATATAACTTCAGAAGAACAGATTGTTAATGTAATGGAGCATTTACGGTTATCACTGTGAGACCAGACCCATTATATGAATATGAAGGAGAGATGATAACAGCATACGACCTTGCTGAGAAATTGTGTTACAGGAAAAAGAATATCGACAGGTTACTTAGAAAGTACACTGCCGATGAGGTTGGAGTATTAGTCAAGGCTTTTCACGAGTACCACAATAAAAATCTCGGATTACTTGACAACGAGGAATAAATGTGGTATTATGCAAGCATAACAAAATGAAGAAGGAGAAGAAACGATGAATTACGCGACTGGGCTTTCTGCTATTCAGAGAGCAAAAGATGAACGGATTAAAACTAACAAGATGAGGGAACGGAGCGGTATAAGGAGATACCGACTCAAGAGAGGGGAGCGCGGTGTAATCACATTTATTGATGTGCCTACCGCGGGCGCGTACGAACACTCGATTAAGAACAGTAACGGGTTCTATGAACCAGTGTGGTGTTCGAATAACGAGAATAACGAGGGTGACTGTCCGCATTGCGCGACCGGCGTATCGAGAAGTTA